ACAAAAGAATTAGATAAGTTAATCTATGAAATTGCTGCGGCATTTACAGGTAGCCATCACGATTACTCAAGATTAGCTTCGTCAGTTGCTATTTCATCTTACCATAAGGAAACTGACCCAAGTTTTTCAAACACAATGCATTTGTTACATGGTGAAGGGATTATCAATGAAAAATTAATGGAGACTATTGAAAAATACGGTTCTTCTAAAATTGATGAGGTTATTAATCACGATAACGATTATAACTTTGATTACTTTGCTTGGAGGTCACTTGCTGAAATGTATCTTTTGAAGTTATCAGAAGGTAAAGTAGTTGAACGTCCACAACACATGTATATGAGAGTGGCTCTTTGGGTAACAAATACATTTGAGGAGGCGGTTGAATATTACCAAGCGTTATCAACACAAAGAATATCACCGGCAACACCAATTATGATAAATGCCGGAACTAAAGTTCCGCAACTTGCTTCTTGTGTTCTTCATTACAATGATTCGGATTCTCGTGAAGGTTTGTTAAACACCATGAGAGATATCTCAACCTACTCATCTGATGCTGCGGGTATCGGACTATCAATGTCTAACATTCGTAGTAAGGAGAGTCGTATTTCATCTTCAGGTGGACATGCTGGTGGACTATTAAAATATTTGAAGATTGTAAACGAGTCACTTCGTTTCTTTAACCAACAAGGACGTAGACCTGGTTCTGCGGCAATTTACTTGGAACCTTGGCATAAAGATATCTTTGACCTATTGGAAATTAAAAAGAACACAGGTGCTGAGGAATTGAGGGCTCGTGATTTGTTCACAGCACTTTGGATTCCTGATAACTTTATGAATGCGGTTAAGAATAACGACGATTGGTATTTGTTCTGTCCTAACGATATTATTAAATCGGGTATTAAACCATTACAAGAAAGTTACGGTGATGAATATGAAGAGAATTATAAATTAGCGGTAAGTATGGGTCTTGGTAAGAAAGTTAAGGCTCAAGAAATTTGGAATAAGATTATTGAATCACAAGTTGAAACAGGGGTTCCATACTTATGTTCTAAAGATAGTGCTAACAGAAAGACAAACCATCAGAACATTGGTGTAATCAAACAATCAAATCTTTGTAATGAAATTTATCAATACACTGACGAGAATATAACTGCAATCTGTACTCTTTCATCTATGGTATTAAAGAACTATGTAAAAGATGGTGAGTTTGATTTTCAGGGGTTATATGAAGAAACACGTAAGGTTGTAAGAGCGTTAAACAAAGTTGTTAACATCAACAACTACTCAACTGAAAAAGGACGTAAGGGTGGACTATACCAAAGAGCAATTGCTATTGGAACACAAGGACTTGCTGACGTATTTTATTTGATGGATTATATTTTCACATCTGATGAAGCTCGTAAATTGAATAAAGAGATTTTTGAAACAATTTATTTCGCAGCAATCACTGAAAGTAACAGATTGTGTATGGATGGTAAGTATGAACCGTATGCTTACTTTAAAGGGTCTCCAATGTCACAAGGAGTATTTCAATTTGATATGTGGGGATTAAACGAAGATGAGTTATCAAAAAGATGGCCTTGGGGGATTCTTAAACAGAATGTTAGTAAGTACGGAATTTGTAACTCATTATTCACAGCTCAAATGCCTGTGGCATCTTCAGCTAAGATTACAGGTTCATATGAAATGACAGAACCCGCTCACTCAGCAATCTTTAATAGACGTGTAGTTGGTGGGGAGATTATGATTGTTAACAAGTATTTGATTAGTGATTTTGAAAAGATTGGGATTTGGTCTGAGGACTTAAAGAATGAAATTATCATGAACGAAGGGTCAATTCAAAACATTAATTTCAATAACTACCTTGACCAAGAAGATAAGAGATATAACTTCAAAGTTAAAAGAACTGAACACTTAATTAAGAAATACAAAACAATTTGGGAGATTTCACAAAGAGAATTGATTGAGATGGCCGCTGACAGAGCACCATTTATTGACCAATCACAATCAATGAATATCTACATGTCAAACCCAACATTGTCAAAAATTTCATCTTCACATTTCTACGGATGGGAAAAAGGATTGAAAACACTTTGTTATTACGTTAGAACAAGAGCAATCTCAACGGGAGCTAAACACTTGGCTATGGACGTATCAAAAATTAACAAACCAAAACCAACACCTGAACCACCAAAGGTTGATTACAGTTATATGAATCTACCTGACAAACCTGAAAATAGTGAATTTGATTGTTTTGGGTGTTCTTCTTAAAAAAATCCGATGTGTTATCCCGAGCTAGGTCGGGATTTTTAATTTCATAGTATTTATGAAATATGGCTCAAGGTAAAACATACGGTATAACATTTCCATTTAGAGATTCTTTTGACGGTAAATATTTAGATTTAACTGACTTTGATGAAGATGAGGTTAAAACAGATTTAGTTCATTTACTATTAACAAGAAAGGGAAGCAGATATTTTTTACCAAATTTTGGGACAAGATTATATGAATATATTTTTGAACCACTTGATGGTCCAACATTTAATGAGATTGAAACTGAAATAAAAGATTCTGTGACAGCGTATATTCCTAATCTTCAAATTACATCAGTTAAAGTTGAACCAATTATATCACCTGATGGACAATCGGATTTATCGACAACTTTTCCTGGAACAGGTGAAATAACTTTACCTGATTTAGCAATTAATGAACACACTGCAAAAGTGACAATAAATTATAATATTACGAGTGGAGTATTTAATACTTCTGACTTTATAATTATTAATATATAACATGGCTCAACAAATATCATATACCACAAGGGATTTCCAAGCAATAAGATTAGAACTAATAAATTATGTTCAGACTTATTATCCTGATTTAATTCAAAATGTTAATGATGCTTCGGTATTTTCAGTATTCTTGGATTTAAACGCTGCGGTTACTGATAACTTAAATTTTAATATTGATAGAGCGTTACAAGAAACTGTTCTACAATACGCTCAAAAAGATATATCTGTTTATAACATTGCAAGAACATACGGTTTGAAGATACCGGGATTAAGACCTTCGATTGCTCTTTGTGATTTTTCTATAATAGTTCCTGTTGATGGTGACTCTGAAAATTTACAATATTGTGGGGTTTTACGTAGAGGTAGTCAAGTATTGGGAGCGGGTCAAACTTTTGAAAGTTTATATGACATTGATTTTTCTTCAGAATATAATTCAGAAGGTTTTCCAAATAGATTAAAAATTCCAAATTTTAATGCTAACGGAAGTTTAGTGAATTATACTATTTTAAAAAGAGAACCTGTGGTAAACGGTGTAACTAGAGTATTTAAAAAAGTTATATCACAAACAGACTCAAGACCATTTTTAGAAGTATTTTTACCTGAACAAAATGTCTTAGGTGTTACAAGTGTTCTTTTAAAGAACGGAAACAATTTTACAAATATTCCATCTGCTCAAGAATTTTTATCAACAGTTGATAGATGGTATGAAGTTCAAGCTTTAGCTGAGGATAGAATTTTTATACCTGACGTGACTAAAACATCAGATAATCCTGGTATTAAAGTTGGAAAATATTTACAAACAAATCAAAGATTTATTAGTGAATATACACCACAGGGGTTTCTTAAATTAACTTTTGGTGGTGGTAATCAATCTACCGATGAATTATTACGACAATATGCTTTAAATGGAATTACTTTAGATATCTCAAAATATCAAAATAATTTCTCTTTAGGTTCTACTTTAAAACCAACTACAACATTGTTTATTCAATATCGTGTTGGTGGTGGATTACAAAGTAATATAGGCGTAGGAGTTATGAATCAAATTGGAACAATTAATTTTTCTGTAAATGGACCTAACTCTCAACAGAATTTAAATACCATTAACTCTCTTCAGGTGAATAATGTTACTGCGGCAGTGGGAGGGGCGAATGCTCCAACAATCGAAGAAATTAGAAACTTAGTTGGATTTAACTTTGCTTCACAAAACAGAGCGGTAACTATTAATGATTACGAAGCAATTTTAAGAAAAATGCCTTCGATGTTCGGAGCTCCGGCAAAAGTTGCGATAACTGAAGAAGACAACAAAATCAAAATTAATATCTTATCTTACGACACCGAAGGTAATTTATCAAGTAATGTGTCAAATACATTACAAAGTAATATTGCTAATTACCTATCAAATTACAGAATGATAAATGATTACATTTTTGTAAATTCTGCTAATGTAATTGATTTGGCGTTTGATGTCTCAGTAGTATTAGATGCTAGTCAAAATCAGGGAACAGTTATTACAAACTTGGTTGAAAAGGTTCAAAACTATATGAGTCCATTAACAAGAGAAATGGGTTCAAATGTCTACATATCAGAAATAAGAAGATTAGTACAAGAAGAAGTTGGTGTGATAACTGTGACAGATATTAAAGTTTATAATAAAGTAGGGGGGCAATATTCATCATCTCAAACTTCACAAAGATATTCAAATAGTGATACTAAACAAATTGAACTTATTGATGATACAATATTTGCAGAACCGACACAAATTTATGATGTAAGATATCCTAATAAAGATATTCGAATCATAGTAAAGAACTTAACTGCTGTTAACTTTAGCTAACATCCTTTATTTTTATAAAAGTGTGTTTAAAATATTTATTTAAAAACACACATGCCGTCAACATATAGAATTAGAACAGAGTTAGGGGTAAACAAGACCATTCAGGTTAAGTTAGAACAAAATTACGACACTTTAGAGTTATTGTCTTTAACAATTTCGCCAAATAATTTATATACTCGTGCTTGTGCGAATTATGGTGTTGTTTGTGGTAGAGTTTTTTGTAATAATGGTTTTGGATTACCAAACGCAAGATTATCTATTTTCATACCTATTGATGAATTAGATATTACAAATCAAGATATTTCAGTTTTATATCCTTATCAGAGTATTAATGATATTAATGAGGATGGTTATAGATATAATTTATTACCTTATACACAATCTCATAGTGGACACGTTCCTGTTGGTACTTTCCCTGATAGGATTGACGCTCTAATTAACAAGACAGTAATTGAGGTTTATGATAAGTATTATCGATTCACAGTGAGTACAAACGACTCTGGTGACTTTATGATACTTGGAGTCCCGACAGGTCAACAGACGTTGTTTATGCAAGTCGACCTTTCTGATATTGGTGAGTTCTCAATGACACCACAAGACCTGATAAGAATGGGTCTTGCTACTGAATCACAAGTTGACGGAACAAGATTTAAATTTTCAGAAAATTATAATGAGTTACCTCAAATTATTAGTATTTCAAAAACAATACAACTCACCATTTTACGGTGAACCTGAGATATGTGATTATTCAATCCAACAGGTTGATTTTGATTTAACCTCTGAAAAAAATGTAACGATATCACCTACTGCGGTTTTTATTGGTTCAATATTTTCAGCGAATGAAGGAACTAAAGTTACTAATACAAATAATAATGCTTGTAATGTTAAGAGGAACCTTGGTGAGATGTGTGATTTAATTCCTGGTTCAGGTCAAATATTAGCATTAAGACAGACAATTCGCTTAGATAATTTAGGTCTCCCAATTATCGAACAATTTACATTAGAGAATGATGGTAAAATTATAGACCAAGACGGTACTTGGGTAACTGAGGTACCGATGAATTTAGATTATGTTTATACTGATGAGGAAGGTAATAGAAGAATAAGTGATAATCCTAATATCGGTATTCCTACCAAATCAAAATATCGATTTAAAATTAAATGGGACCAATCACCACAATTATCAGAATCAACTAAACGAGGATATTTTTTAGTTCCAAACATTAAAGAATATGGTTGGATTAACCCTACAAATGACCCGAATTTACAAGACTTAGTTGATAGTATTTTCACCATTGAAATTCCTGCGGGGACAACAGAATCATTTATTTATAATTTGATAAATGAAAATGAAGCCACCGCATATGTTTTTAGACTTAATGAAACGGTTAACGTTAATAATTTAAAAATAACTTATCCTGACGGAACGGTCTATAATAGTCAAAATTTTAGTAACAATTTTATAGGTGGTTTTCCAAACTTTAATTTATTTTGGGAATCACCTGATTCCGAAACGGTAGCAACATTTATTTTTTACAAAATAAATTATACAAGATTTCAGTTAGAAGCGTCTTACGCTTTTAGTTTAGATTGGAATGATTACGCTAATGTCGATGATGCTTTGAGTTGTGAGGATACTTTTATGGAGTTGTATTTTAATAAGGTTTATACAATTAGTCAGATTATTGACAGGTACTCAACAGGATTAAGACCTAGTAAAACTGTTCAAATTAAAAATATTCAAGACCCAAGTTGTGACGGTAGTATAAATAAATTTCCAATTAATGATGTTTTTTTAAGAATTAATTTTAATTATATTTTTAATAATTTTTTACTTGATTTACTTAAATATATTTTAATTTCTTTAGTGCCGGCACTACATGTGTTAAGTTTTTTATGGTTAGTTTTAGCACCAATTATTGCGGTTATTCTATTAGTTGTTCAGTTAATAATTTTTATCATTTGTAATATAGTCAGAGGTATACAAAATATTTTTGGTAATTCTAATTTAGATTGTTCACCTCCTTCAGATTTCAGAAGTTTACTTCTTAATAATCCATTTAAAAATATAACATTATCTCTTTTACTTTATACCGAAGATGGTTGTGAAAGATGTAATTGTAAATCTGGTGAAATAACTGCTGATACTGATTTAATTGGTCAATTTACTCAGGTTCAAGAAGAGCAAGTTTCTATTTTAATGGATACTACGGGATTCCAAACTTATACCAACAATTCAAACGATGTAATTTATGTGTCCAATTTGATTGCTGGAAATGCTGGTGAAGATGGTTTAAAAAGAAGAACTCCCATAATTAAAGACAAATTAACATTAGTCACTGACCCTGATGCTGTAACTAGAACAATTGACATTGGATATTATTCACAATCTTTAACTTTTTCTGAAAGGTTAAATATGTTATCTTTTCCTGGTAGGTATTTTAAGGTTGGAGATAAACTAGACCCTTTGGGTATAAAAGTTTACATAGAACCAGAATTAAATACTAGTATTGGTTCATTTCCAATATTCGACAGTACAACCCAAACCGTTCAACAACAAATCGTTGTTGGTACATCAAAGTTTCATTGGGATAACGCGATGATAATCGCTTTGGACCCTGGAATTGATTTAACTGTTGGTGAAATCTTGAGTTTTCAAAACCCAAATCTTTCGAATGACCCAAACTATAAAAGAAACGAATCTTATCCTGCGTCTTCAGGTCTTACCCAATCACCTCCAGTTTTTAATGGTGAAAGTATTGTTGGTGGTCAAATTACTGTTAATTGGACCCGAACGTATAATTTTACGACTTTAGCTAATGGTTATCAAAATCCGGCAGGACCAATTAATGGAGCAGCAGGCGGAGGAGTTGCGGAACAAACAACTTATAATGTTTCAGCAATAACTGAAAACAATACTGTTACATCATTTGCTGCTGACATCGAATATTTTCAGGTGTTGAAAATTGGAAATTTAAACGATTTAAATCTAATTGCAGGTCTAAATGGTATAAATGGTGTATTAAATCAAAATCAATATTACCGTAGTCAAGGAAGTGATGATGATGGTGAAGTCAATTGTTTTTATCTGAGGTTTAATTATTATAATCCGACATTTGGTAGTGTTGGAGTTATATCAAATCCTGATAGTTATAAATACGCGATTTTAATGAGAGGTGTTGATGTCCATTCGCCAAGAGTTAAACAAAAAATATGGTTAGGTAGTTTATTTTCTAATCAAGTCGATGAATCAAATATTCCCAACGATGTTAATGAATCGGATGTTTATGTTGAAGGTTATTTCAAACTGAATATCCCATACCAACCAAATACTTCAACTATTTTAAACGAAGAACAACAACAAGTTCAATGTCGACACAATCAGCTTCAAACTAATAATAGTGTTGACCAATTCGGTGGACGTATTTTCTACCCGAGTTATATGTTTCAGTATTACGACACTTCGTATATACCATTTCAAAGTGACCTACATTTATATTACTCTGCTTACGACGCTAGAAATTTCCCAGGAAATATTTTAAATGTTGTTCCTGAATATGATGAACTCTACCTTACTACTGGTACTCAAACAACAACAGATTCGGGGTTTCTTAGAGTTGATTTTAGCAATTTTTTTACAGGTTCTCTTTCTATCTTAAAAAATTGTGGTCAAAGTGCTGCTGGTGGTAATAATAACGATTGTGATGATGATTTAGCACCTAATTTTCCACAAACACTCCAAAAAACATGGAATTTTTACGAGCAATTTGATAATTCCATATTTGGAGATTTTTTGGCGAATTATAGAATAGGACAAGTTGTTGAGGGAGGTTCTATGTATGCGTATAAGAACGGGAGAAATTTCTATGACAGTCCATGTCAAGGTGATACTGACGACCAAGATATGAAGATTCCGTCGAACATACCGACCATGAAATACCTTTCACCTTCATACCGAACAATAACATCACCTGGTACAACATATCCAACTGTAAACTTTAATAATAGACAAAGAATTGTTGTTAGGTCAAATAGAATGCCAACCTCAACAAACGAACAAATTTCAGGACCAAATAGTTTCCAATTACATCAGAATTCAAGATTTGCTGTCTACAGATTATCAGATACTGGTGGTGTACAGGAATTAGAAAACATAACACAATACCCAACAAATTCGGATAATGAATCGGCTTCCGCATTTGTTCCATTTACGAATGTTTTAGAATCTGTAAATAATTGTGAAAAAGCGGTTATGCTAAATTGTTATGGTACTGATGAAAATGGTAGTCCTATTATTAAAGACGACTGTCCGCAACTTATGGACCCTGACGGACCTAAAAAATTCTTTAACTATGGAACAGGATGTTATAATTTAATTTCGAGAGCTTTTGGTAGTTTACCAAAAGATTTGGAATTGATAAATGAATGGTCAAGTAGAAATAAAATTTCAAATGCAGTTTGTTTGGGGGTATTCTCACATAGTTTTTCCAACAATTGGATTAACGGAACTTTATTTGCCTATCCATTTGAAAATAAAAGATTTTTTGATTCTCAAAATCAACCTTATAGTATTTTTTGTAAAAGTTTAATTTATTTACATGAAACATCTCAGAATTTTTATTATAGAAGTTCTGCATGGGACGGGGATAGATTTTTAGGTAAACCATCGGTAGTTTATAATGAGAAACAAGTCGGTAACGAAAGGTATTTAGGAAGTCCGACAACTATTATGGATTTAGGGCCTAAAGATACCTTTATACAGGAATTAGTTAATACTGATGAATATGATGGGTATATTGTATCAAAAGTACCATCAACATCCTATAAAGATATTAGTGAAATATTTAATTTATTTGTTTTAAGTAGATTGGTAAATAATAGTTTTATTGAAAATTTATTAATTTCTCTTTTACCTGAAATTGTAATGGCGACGTTCTTTACAAATAAAAGATGGGGAGCGTTTAATGCTCTACCGGCATATGTTGATGGAGATTATTCACAGATGTTATCAATTAACTCTGAATTTGGAATAAGTGAATTTAACGTTTCAAATTACGCTCAACCATTAGACTCAGGATTTCAGTCGGTTTATTTTGGAGGGTCGGGAGCGTATCCTTTATTTGGAATATTCTTAACTGGTAACACACAAGATAGAGATTTTATCACACCGAGAAGAACTATATGGAATCCAAACGCCTCTATTAACCAAAACCCTGATTATAACTTTAGTCAAATACCAGTGAAAACTCAAACAGTGCCATTTTATCAGTGGAAATTAGATAACCAAAACTACTCTAGTATTGGACAGTATACAATTTTTGGTAATCAAAATAACAATTGGGTTACGGATTCACAAGTAACACCACCTAATTTCTTTTCTTATGGATATCAGAATATGGATAGACTTAATCCAGCTTCAAATTATTTTCAACCTGACGGTAATAACTCTAATTATTTTAGAGCAACATTAATTAATTTCTCAAGTGGTATACCGACAATTGCTCTTCCACAGACATTTAGTAATAATACAAGTTTTGTTGTTGGAGCTCCACAACACTTTTATTTTGGTTTGGTAAAAGGAGGAAGTGCTATTGATAAGTTTAGAATAAAATACGTTAATACAGAATTAATAATTGAATAAATCTAACGAAATAACTATAGTAAAAGGTTCTGCAAGATATGCGGGAGCACCCGATATTGATTCTAAAATATCAGTTGAATTAAACTCAACATTAAAGGAGATGACTGAATATGACAGAAATCTACTTGTTGATTTAGAAAATTTATTTGATAGAGAAAGACAAGAGTGTGATACTTTTGTCCCGACATGTAAGTTTACATTTATATTTGAAAATTCATATAGTGGACTTACAGGGCCTAAAACTGGCCCTTACGACCCGATTAACAGAAATCTTTATTATGTTAATCCTTTATACTATCGTCTTTTACAAAATTACCAACAAGACTC